ACCCGGGCCTGCTCCTGGGCGGCAGCGGCCGCCTCGGCATCGCCACGGGCTGCGGCCTCGGCGGCTTCCCTCGCAGCGCGCTCGGCGGCCTGGGCGGCCTCACGGGCAATTGCCTCCTGGCGGCGCTGCTCCTCGGCCAGGCGTGCGCGCTCGGCGGCGGCTTCGGCTTCCGCCTTGCGCCGGGCCTCCTCGGCCTTGCGCTGCTGCTCGGTGGTGTAGGTGAGCATCGCGCCCTTGAGCGTGTTCTCGGCCTGCGCCAGATACTCGCCGGCCGGGCGGAACAGATCGTTCACGGCGCGCAGCACCTGGTTGAGCGGCGCGGTGATGGTCGTGCGCTGGGTCTCGACGCTCTTTTGCAGCGCCTTGATGGCGCGCAGATCGTCGCCGGCCGCCTCCAGCATCTCGTCGCTGTCGACCGTGAAGTCTTCGGCGCCGGAGAGGGCGCGCTGCGCCTGGCCGGTGAGCACGATCGCGGCGCTCGCGGCGTATTGAACCTGGCCCTTGGTCTGTTCAGGCGTGATGGTGTCAGGCATGGGAAATCTCCTTCATGGTGATGCGGTGCTGGTTGCAGAAATTGCGGATCGTGATGAGGCTGGCAAAGGTCGGCCAGTCGATGGCGCTCGTGTATTGCTTGAGCTCGTAGCCGTCGGGGTACAGGCGCACGGCATAGCGCCGGTACGCTGCTGGCGTGGGACTGCTGGCGTGGGTGTAGGCCGCGAGCTGCGGGCCCACACTGGGATACAGGCTGGTGCCGGACTTGATGTCGACCATGCTGGGGTAGCCGTCGACATTGCCGCGGCGGTCCAGCGTGCCGGCATAGCGCAGCGTGGGGTGGTAGACCCGCTCCTCGATCAACTCCCACACGCACGCGTGCTCGCTGCAGAACTTGCGCCACCCGTTGAGGTAGGGCAGCAGCTCGGGATCCAGCGCTTCCTCGTCCAGGCGCCCGGTGTCGTGCAGCTCGCAGGCGTAGTGCACCGCGGTGCCAAAGGCTGACGCGCGGCGCAGAACGTCTGGATCCACGAACGACAGATCGGTGAGCGGCGCCAGGATTTGGGTTACCGACGGCACGGGCTGCCCGTTCCAGAAATACCGGTGCGCGACGGGATCAAACGTCAGCATAGGTCCGCCCTTGCGTGATGTCCTGCACGGTGCCACGGCACACGCCAAACTGGCGGGCCACGGCGCGTTGGTTGATGTTTGCCGCGCGCAGGGCGCGGATCGCCTTTACCTGCTCAGCGGTCAGCTTGGCGTGATAGGCCTTCGTGCCCGATGGATGGCCTTGGCGTCCACGGCGCTTTGCCGCCATGTCTGCCATGTTGTCGGCATGCGTCCCGAGCCACAGATGATCCGGGTTCACGCACGACGGGTTGTCGCAGCGGTGAAGAACCCATAGGCCGTCCGAAACTGGCCCGTTGTGCAGCTCCCACGACACGCGATGCGCCAATGGCGTCTTGCCATCCATGCCAAACCTGCCATAGCCGCGCTCGGCGCCGGCCAGCCATAGCCAGCAGCCCGGGGTGACGCGCACCTTGGTCCAGAACCGCGCGGGCATGGGCGGGCAGTCGGGACGAGTGGTCATGCTGATTTCGGCAGCAGGTCGCGCGCCGCCACAAAGCCGTCTTTCGTCAGGCCGGTGAGGTCGGCCGGCAAGCCGTCGATGCCCGCGTCCGCCATCAACTGCGCCACCTCGACGCCGGCGCTGCGCGCGCGGTTGAGGATGAACTTGCGCTCGCCTTCGGTGGCCATGGCGCCCGGCTCAGACGGCGCGCGCGGCTTGGGCTGTGCAGCCGGCTCGGTGGCGGTCGGCTTCGACGCACCAACATCCGGGGCGTCAGCTGGGTCGATGACATTGGCAGCGGGCGGCGGAGTGGTCTCGCCGGTGGCCGGGTCGGCTGCGGCCGCGGCGGTTGGCTGGACGACTGGAGCTGCAGGAGCTTCAGCGCGCGCCACCGGCATCGTGACGACCGGTTTGCCCGGCACGTCGACCGTGCCGTCCGGTTGCAGGCTCAAGATGTCCTGCGCTTCCTCCACCGACTGCATGCCCATCAGCAACTCGGGCGCGTAGAGCTTGCCGAAGAAGCTGGCCGTGCGATAGCGCAGCATGACCTCCTCCATGGTCTGCCACTTGCTGCCGGACTTGCCGTACCAGCCTTCTTTGACAGCCATTTCCATCGACACCTTCGGGCTGTCGACCCGATCGCCCGTAGCCAGCTCAATCGCCCAGGCAACGCATTGCCAGTTGCGGATCGTGGTCTTGAGCTTCTTGTTGACGCGCTGGCGGTCAACCCACTCGGTGACCGAGTATTCGACCTCCTTCTCGCCCAGATCCACCAGCTCGAAGCGCAGCGGGGAGAAGCGGCCGCACCCGTTGATCGCGGCGATGATCCACTGCGATGACCAGGACGGACGGCCCTCGACCACGTACAGGTTTTGCATGACCATGAGCGGGTCGGCCCGCATGCGCTGCGCCATGTTCAGGGCGACCACGCAGTTGGCGATCGCGCTGGGGTTCTCGATGATGTCGATCTCGCTGCCGCGCTTTTTCTCGTTGAACTGGCGGTACTGAGCCGGCACCAGCGTGCTGGCGGCCAGCAGACGCGCGGCGCGCTGCATCAGTTCGAATGAGCTGGCGCTGCCAAAGCCCATCGTGATGGCGGTGGATTGGTCGCTCATGACGGCCAGAGCGGAGTGGTTGACGGGTGCGTTCACGGGGTTACCTTTCAAGGAATGGAAGCGCTGCCAGCACAGCCAGCGCGAGGACGGAAACGATGTACAGCGCAACTTCGTGCGCCGGTGTCTTGCGCCGATCGGGCATCGGCTGCAGCCGGTTGTCGCAATGGGGGTTGAAGGCCTCGGCCATCGTGCGTGGCGCGCGGCCGGTCCAAGAGCTGCTGGCGAATCTCATAGCGCACCTCCGCGGCGCAGCTGCTCCAGGCCCTCGTCGGGCGGCTGGGTGTGCGGCCACAGATCCTCGGCATCGCGCGGGTTGGCTGGCGCGTGGTCGCTGTTCATGCCGGCCACCTTGGCAACCAGCAACACGATGGCGATCCAGGCGATCAAGCACAGGAGCCACCACAGGGTGGCGGTCATGCCAGCGCTCCTTCGCCTCGGATGTGCACCGGAATCTCCTGCGCTTGCACAGCCGGCCCGGGCGCATAGGTGTACTTGTGGTAGATCCGGCTGGTGATCTTCCAGATGGCCGTGCCCTCGGGGGTCAAGGAGCTGTCGGCGAGCGCGTGGACGCCGGACAGCGCCGCAACCAGCTCGGTGCGCTCGGCCAGCAGGCGCTGGATGATGTCTTCGGGGGTGGACATGTCAGGCTTCCAGGGCATAGAGGCCGGTGACGTAACTTGAGAACTCGGCCATGTCGGCAATCAGCTTGGTGCGGCCGTCGATGCCTTTGCCTTGGCTCTCCAGCGAAGCGCTGGCGTCGTTGCACTCGTTGCAGGCCCGCATGTAGGCACGCATCGCGTTGCAGGCTGCTTCCAGCCGGCGCGCTGCTTCCAAGGCCGTCTTCTTGCGCATGGCTTCGGCCTTGGTGGAGGGTCGGCGCTCTGCAGCCGCCTCGGCCACGTAGTCGGCGTGGCGCTCAGCGCGCAGTTCTTCAAGGTGGTGATCGGTCAACATCTGGATTCCCCTTTCTTGGTTGGCTTGGGGGAATATTAGCAATACTTTGCTACACAGTCAAGCAATGTTTTGCTACGATGCCACGTAGGACAAACCCTACGTCGGGTCCAGACGTGACAAAACCGCCCGAGGGCGGCTGGAGGGTGGGAGATGGAGTGGTTACCCTGGAGCGTATTCAGCGGCTGGCGGCAGGTCGCTGTGCGGCCAAATCAGCTTGACCCCGCAGGCGCACGCAAGTCCATTCGCGCGGCCGTCTTTGCCTATTGCTGCTGCATATGGGCTGAGGAACGACTTCTTCGTCTGGTCGAAACAGTTTGCGCACAGGAAATGCGCCGGCTGTCCATTGCTCTTGGACTCAAGCAGCCCGTAGGCGACGGCCGGGCTGTAGTCCCAAAGTCGCACCAGCGCATACCGTTCGCGCTCAGCAGCCCAGTCTTTGAGGCGCACCAGCTCTGCTTCAAGATCGCGTTTGTCGTCCAGAAGCGCCGTATTCTCAATCTTGACCGCCATTGCGTTTGTCTGCGCCTCAAACAGCAGCCCAGCGAGTTCACCCAGGTCGCGCTTAAGCTTCTCATCCGCATGCGACGAGACGAGTTCGCGCGCAAGCTTGAAGGCCGCTCCAATGGCTGAGATTGCAGTCGTGGATGGATCTGGAATGGTCATGGTGATCCTTTCGGTGTAGCGTTTCGCTAAAGCTGCGGTTCGCTATGGATCAGCCGCAGGCAAAGCGGCCTTTGATCAACACGTTGTAATACCGCCCGAGTGATCCACTTTCGGCCCATCCAGAGACGGTCTCAAGTGGCATGCCGCAGTAGTGGAAGTAGATGCCATTGAGGCTCACCACTGCGTATTCGCGCTCTGGGTCAAAGCAGATCCTGTTAACGAATGAGCTTTCAGGCGTCCACTTGCAGTTCATGGTCGACAGGTCGACGGGGCCGAAATACTTGACGTCCACCAGCTCGCGCGCTTTGGACTGTTTCACGGTGCCGATGAACAGATCGGGAATGCCCGGGATGAACAGTCCGACGTAACAAAGAAAAAGGAAGCCGGTGACGTACTTCGGCCACCTTGGTTCGTAGTCCAGATTTCGACTCGCCATTGCGGGTGTTCAAAACAGCTTTGGCTGTACTAGGTAGAGACGAGGTTGATGCTTCATGCTGCCTTCCTGTCTTCGCCGTTCCGCTTGGGCGGATGCGTCTTTTTTGGATGAAGCATCCTGAACGCCTCTTCGATTTTGGAGTAGGCATCGCGTTCTTCTGCCGTCAGATTTCTGACCAACTCCCATGGTTCGATGCGCAAGGCCTCTGCAAGCATTGCAACTTCGGTCAGCTTTGCGGACGACGGCTTACCGGATTTCCCTTCCAGACGGCGCGCGGGAGCCAGGTATAGGCTGATCGTGGTTTGCTTGACTCCGGACAGCTTGGCGAGCGCGGGCTGGTTGAGGCCGCGGTGCTCCATGAAATGCTGAAGGTTTGCTGCCAGGACATCGTTTATCGGCTTTTCCTGCATCAGATCAGTGTCAGCCGATTGGGTAGCAATGTGTTGCTTGACTGAATAGCAAAGTTTTGCTATTGTGCGATCCCATGAGTACAGACCTTGACCAAATTGTCCTGGATCTGCTGAAAGCCCGGAAAGGTGATTGGCAGGGCGTTGCAACTGCCAGCGGGGTGAGCTATTCATGGCTGTCCAAGTTCGTGAACGGGCATATCCAGAACCCTGGCTTTGGCACGCTGGTCAAGTTGCACGACGCGCTCATCGGCACCGACGGCGCCCCCTCCATTCCCGAGCAGAAATTGGTGCGTAAATGACCGACATCGTTGAAAGACTGCGCACGACCTCCAGCAAAGGCGTTTCCGTGTGGGGCGACCTGCAGATGGAGGCAGCCGACGAAATCGAACGCCTGCGCCTGGACGCCGCTCGGTACCGCTGGCTGCGAGAGCGCAATGCCTGCTTGGACGACGTAGCGATCTTTACCGCTGTTCGCATGAAGGAATCCGACGGCAGCTTCAGCCACAACCAACTGATCGCGCTGGAACAGATGGACGCCGAAGTTGATGCGGCAATGAAGGCTTTGCCCTTGACCCCAGAACCCGAGCAGAAGGCCGCCTGACATGCCCAACGGCCGCCTCTCCCGCCCCGCCGTCACTGGCCCATTGGGCAAGAACGACACCCGGATCCAGACCATGGTGCCCGAGGTGGCTGCTCTGGATTTCCGCCGCCTGTGCGCCGAGCTGCACGTCACCGATTCGGAGTTGCTTCGCACTCTGGTCCTCCAGCGCCTGTATGGGGATGACGCAGTTGAAGCATCGCGCAGTACCGGGCAATGGTACGAATTGGATCAAGAACTCAGGAGGCTGCGTGATGCCCTACGAACCACAACCCGACTCCCTGGCCGCCCACGTTGTGGGCTACTTCCGCCTGCACCCCGACGAGCATCTGACGCTGGACGACATTGCCACGAAGTTCTCGAGCGGGCGCTCCAACATCCATACGATTCTGGCCAGGGCATTGGATGCCGAGCTGCTCAAGCGCGAGAAGTCGGCCGATGGCGAGTGGATCTACCGTGCCGGCAAGGAGTGCCGCCCGGTCAATCAGCCGGTGTTCGAACAGCCGAAGCCCGAGACCGATGGCAAAAAGGCGACGAGGAAGCGCACTGAACTCGACGTCGAGCAGCTGGTGATCTGCGACGACCCGCTGCCTGCCAGTCGGGCCAGTCCGATCAACAAGTATGTGCCGCTGTTCTCCAGCATGAAGGTCGGCCAGGCCATCAAGTGCAAGCCCGAGGAGGTCGCACGCGTGGGCCACGCCATGCGCAAGTGGATCAAGGAAAACGATCTGCCGTACATCTATCGGTTGCAGGCGCGGTATCACTCGGACGGCATGGGCCGGCTTTGGTTGTTGGATGCTCCGCAGAAGGCCGAGACGACCAAGCTAAAGAAGGTCGCATGAGTGCACCAACCAGTCCGGCGCTGCGGTACCACGGCGGCAAGTTCCGCATGGCGCCTTGGATCACCGGCTTCTTCCCGCCACACCGATGCTACGTCGAGCCATTCGGCGGCGCTGCATCGGTGCTGCTGCACAAGCGGCGATCGTATGCCGAGGTCTACAACGACCTGGACGGCGACATCGTCAATTTCTTTCGAGTACTGCGCGATCCGGCCCAGCTCGAGCAGCTGGTAACGGCCTGCGTGCTGACGCCCTACGCTCGCGAGGAGTTCCTGCAGGCCTACGAGCACAGCGACGAACCGGTGGAGCGCGCCAGGCGATTGGCCATTCGCGCCAGCATGGGATTCGGATCCGCGGGCGCCACACGGGGCGGCACCGGGTTTCGTGTGGACACTCGCCGCAAGTTCGGCACCGCACAACAGGTTTGGGCCCGCTATCCCGAGCACCTGGCCGCGATCGGGCAGCGATTCACCGAGGTGCTGGTGGAGAACAGGCCAGCGATTGACGTCATCAACCAGCATGACGGCGCGGACACACTGATTTATGCGGACCCGCCTTACGTGCTGTCGACGCGCGACCCGCGCGCCAGTTACGGCACCAGTGGCTACTACCGCCACGAGATGCGGGACGCCGACCACATCGAGCTGCTGCAGGCGCTGCTTGCGTGCAAGGGAATGGTCGCCATCAGCGGCTACGACAGCGAGATCTACAACGACATGCTGTGCAGCTGGGATCGTCACGAAACCAAGGCGCGAATATCTGCCGGCCGCGGTACCGCAATGCGCATGGAAACCGTGTGGCTTAACCCGGCATGCAGTGAGGCACTGCGACAACCGCGATTGCAGCACCAGCTGCTGGAGGCCGCGTGAACTACTACGAGCGCCACATCGGCGACTACCTCAAGGACACAGCGCACCTGTCGCTGCTCGAGCATGGGATCTACACCCGGCTGCTGGATGTGTACTACACCCGCGAGGGCGCCATACCAGATGACCAGACCGCCCGACTGATCGGCGCCAGGTCGAAGGAGGAGCGCGAAGCCCTGCAGGCCGTGCTGGCGGAATACTTCCATCGCACGGACGCCGGATGGGTCCAGGACCGCTGCGAGCGCGAAATTCTGCGGTACCAGGACAAGCAGGCGAAGGCAAAACGCAGTGCAGATGCCCGATGGAGCGGACACCGTTCGCAATCCGAAGGCAATGCGAACGCATCACAAACGCATGATGCTCCAGACATGCGAACGCATAGCGAAGGCAATGCACCGCGCGCCCGTCCCCAGACTCCAGACTCCAGTAACCAGACACCAGACTTAAAAGACAAGGGCGCGGGTATTCGGGAGGTTGTACCGCGCACACCCGGTGCTGACGCATGTCTGCGGATGAAAGCCGCCGGGCTGCAGGGGGTGAACCCGAGCCATCCGAAGCTGCTGGCGCTGCTGGACGCGGGAATCACGGTCGACGAGCTTGCGCACGCAGCCGGCGAAGCGGCCGCCAAGGGCAAGAACTTTGCCTACGCGCTGGCAGCCGCCGAAGGCAGGCGAAGGGATGCCGCCACCCCGGCGCTGCCCGACCGGGCCAGCATCACCGTGCCAGGACCCTCCGGTCCGGATCCGACATTGGCCCGGCTTGATGCCGATCGCGCCGCATGGAAGCCGCCCGCGCCCGAGGTCAAGGCCATGCTCGCGCAGACCGTGGCGAGGCTCAAGGGAGCTGCATCGTGACGACCTACCGTGGCGGCGCCGTGCCGCAGGATCCCCCTCAAGTTCCGGGCGAATCGCTCGCCTGCCGTGAATGCGGAACTCTCACGTCGCACGCCACCCTGGCCGCCCATGGCCAGAGATGCTATCCCTGCTTTGCCCGGTATTGCCGCCAGGCCTTCGCACCCCGAGCGCCACGCACGGACAACGCGACCGTGGCCGCCATGAAAACCAGAATCCGAGGAGCACGGCAATGAGCGCTGGCAACCGCCCCAAGTTCGCCCGCGGCGCAAGTCGCGCCTGGGAAGGCTACCGCCCGGTGCACATCCGACCGCCCGAGCGCGACGAGACGCCGCTCTCCCCCGACGAGGTGCGAGTCGCCATCCGTGAGGGTTGGACGCACACCGCGGATGTGCTGGTGCTCGAGCGCCGGCGGGTGCAGGTCATCAACTTCGAGGAGCAAGCAGCGTGATTCGTCTGACCCTGCCATATCCGTTGTCCGCCAACCGCTACTGGCGCCCGGTGCCGATCGGCAAGCACATCACCATCGTCCCGACCAAGGAGGCCAAGGCCTACTGCAAGGAGGTGGCGGCGATTGCGCGCATGTCAGGCATCAATGCGCCAATTGCAGGCCGCGTGCTGATCGACGTGCGGCTCTATCCCCACCGACCGCTGGACTGGCAAAAGCGCCAGCGCACGCACGGCGCAGCCTGGGACGACACCGTGCAATGCATCGACCTGGACAACGCCAACAAGGTGCTGCTCGACGCCATGAAAGGCATCGTCATCGACGACGACAAGTGGGTGCGCAGGCTCACAGCCGAGCGCATGGAGCCCGACCAGCATCCCGCCCGCGTGGTTGTGACCGTGACGCCCATTGCGATCGTCCAGCCGCAGGCGTCCTTCCTGGAGGCTGCTTGACCGTGATCCTCAAGCCATCCGGCCGCGGCAACTGGGCCACCGTCACGATGCAGATCGACGGGCGCCATGTCACGCCGCTGTCGGTGCGCGTGGGGCAGCTGGTGCCGATCGGCGGGATTGTGTTTCGAGTCTGCCAGGTGTTGCCGTGAATGCCGCCATCAACACCAAACCACCCATTGGGCTGCTGCGCTTCACGCCCCAGCCGATGGACGCCGAGGAAATCCCGATCGGCACCAAGGTGCGCACACCCCTTGGCATGGATGCCGTGGTGATCGCCTACCGCGGCAAGAGGCGAGGGCACCGCGTCTGGCTGGTGTGTCGGTACCTGCGCCCGCGCAACCGTGCATTCGACGTGGCGCTGATCCTGCCAGAGCTTGTGGAGGTGATCCGTGGTTGATACACCGGCGACACCTGAAAAGGAGGCGGAAGACGTTTCCAAGGTGGTTTTCCTCGTTGAGCTGCACGCCGGTGAGACCGTGCGGGACGCCGCACAAACCGCCTGCGTTGCCCGGTGCACCGCCTACCGCTGGCGCGATGGCGATCCGGAATTCGCCGAGGCCTGGGACGACGCGATCGACGCCGGCACCGAGCTGATGGAGCGCGAAGCCATTCGCCGCGGCATGAGAGGCGTCACCAAGCCGGTGTTCCACCAGGGCGTGGTGTGCGGCCATCTGCAGGAGTACAGCGACACGCTGCTGATCTTCATGCTCAAGGCGCGCCGGCCCCACGTGTACCGCGAGCGCGCCAGTCTGGAGCACACCGGCCCCAATGGGCAGCCGCTGCCGGCGGCGACGACCACGGTGCAGGCCGGCGTGCTGGTGGTCCCCGGCGTGCTGCAGGACGCGAATGCGTGGACGCAACTGGTGCAGGGTGCACCGAAACCACAGGAGTGAAGATGACGAAATCCAAGCGCCGGTACAGCGGAAACGACAACCACTTCGGCCCGTTCACCTACAGCAAGCACAACGATCAGGGCTGGCGCCCGTTCGGTCTGATGCTGGACTCGGGTGGCGACCATGAGGACAGCGACAACACGGGCTGCAACCTCAAGCTGCATGGATTCGGCCGAACATTGATCGTGGAGTTGCCGCGCCTGCTGCCGGACTACCGTGTCAAGCATGTGCCCACCACCTGGGACGCCGCAACCATTGCCAGGCTTGGCCGCGACCACTACTTTGAGGTGTTCCCGTGTGAATACGGATTTACCTTCAGCGATAAGACGCTGCACGTCCACTACGGGCCGCAGACGCACGACAGCATCACCACCAAGAACAAGGTGTTCTTCCTGCCCTGGCTGAACTGGCGGTTCGTGCGCCAGAGTTGGTATGGGCCAACCGGGCAGCACATCGAGACGCTGTGGGAGACCACCAGCAGGGAGGTCAAGCGGGCGCAATGGGACTGGCGCTACGAGTTTGAGAAGACCCTGGTCAAGACCGTGTTTGTGATCGAGGACTTCGACGGCAAGCGCATCGAGTGCGCCACGCACATCGAGGAGCGCGAGTGGCGCTTCGGCACGGGAGCGTTTGCATGGCTGTCCGTGTTCCGCCGCGCCAAGATCCAGCGCAGCCTGAGCCTGGCATTCAGCGAAGAGGTCGGCCCCGAGAAAGGATCGTGGAAGGGTGGGCTGATGGGCACCGGCATTGAGATGCTGCCCGGCGAACTGCACGAGGCGGCCATGCGGCGCTACTGCGAACAGGAGCACCGCGACAAGAGCGGCCGCTATCGGATCAAGTTCATTGGGCCAAAGACGGCAGTCAAGTGACCCAGGTCTGGGCCCCGCACGCCGGCAGCCAAACCCTGTTCCTGGCCTGCCCCATCTTCGAATGCCTGTTTGAAGGTACTCGGGGCCCGGGGAAAACAGACGGCCTGCTGATGTCCTTCGCCCAGTACGTGGGTGTGGGGTTCGGCCCAGCGTGGCGTGGCATCCTGTTCCGGGAGACCTACAAGCAACTGGTCGACGTGGTGACCAAGACCAAGCGCTGGTTTCGCCTGTTCTTCCCCAAGGCCAGGTTCCTCGAGTCGCACGCCGACTACAAGTGGGTGTTCCCCGATGGCGAGGAGCTGCTGCTGCGCGTGGGCGTGAAGGAGGACGATTACTGGGACTACCACGGCCACGAATACCCATGGATAGGGTTCGAGGAGCTGTGCAACTGGGGCAGCCTGGCGTTCTTCGAGATGGTGCAGTCGTGCTGCCGCTCCAGCCAGCCAGGCATGCCTCGGATGATCCGGGCGACCACCAACCCGTTCGGGCGGGGCCATGCGCTGGTCAAGGAGCGCTACCAGATCAGCGACGACCCGCGGGAGAATGCCGGGCGCGTCATCCGTGACGGGGCAGGGCGCGAGCGGACCTACGTGCACGGCGACATCCTCGAGAACAAGACGCTCTTGGCCAATGACCCGGAATACCTCTCCACGCTGGACGCCATCAAGGATCCCAACCGCTACAAGGCATGGCGCCTGGGCCGCTGGGACATCAACATCGGGGCATTCCTTGAGGGCGCATGGGACCCGGCCAAGCACATCGTGCGGCCATTCCCCATCCCCTCGCACTGGAAGATCTGGATGGCCATGGACTGGGGCTACGCCAAGCCCTACGCGATCGGCTGGTTTGCCAAGGACCCCGAGGGCAAGACCTACATGTGGCGCGAGCTCTACGGCATCGCCATCGACGACCAGGGCAAGGCCATGCCCAACGTCGGCACCAAGGAGACCCCGGACAAGGTGGCGCAGCGCATCCTGGCCAGGGAGGCGCACGACGAGCGGGTGGGCTACACCATGTCCATGCGCATCACCGGGCCCGACCTGTTCGCCCGCGGTGGTTCGCAGTACGGCACCCAGATCACCCACGCCCAGACATTCCGCCGCGCCGGGCTGAACTTCCGCCCCTGGTGGGCTGGTCCTGGATCGCGCAAGGCCGGCGCCATGCTGGTCAAGCAGACGCTCGAGGAGGATGGGCTGGCGATCTTCGACTCCTGCGTGCACACCATCCGCACCGTCCCCACGCTCTACCCGGACCCGGACGACCCGGATGACGTGGCCAACGACGACACCGATGAGGACCACGCCTTCGACATGCTCAAGGCAGCCCTGATGCGCCGCACCAGCAACCCGCCCAACGAGCAGGAATCACTTTCTGGCGACCCGGAGGCCGGCGGGGCTTATGTTCAAGAGGACGGACGCCACCGCATTGACAGGATTCAGCGATGAATGAAGCCACAACCACGCCCGCCGAGGGCATCGTCTCGGCCAACCTGGCCGCCACCACGGACAAGGACGACCCGCTGGTCGAGGCCTGGTTCAAGAAGATCAAGGCCGCCGAGACGCACTGGAGCAGGTTCCACCGGCGCGTTCGCCACAACCGCAAGGTGGTGCGCGGGATCGACGACACGGCCGAACCGAAGTCCGCCCAGTACAACACGCACCGGGCCAATCTGATCCAGTCGACCATCAGCGTCGTCCTGTCCAAGGTCTACGCCAAGAACCCGCAGATGTCGGGTGCACCGACCAACAAGGCCCGCGACCTGGCGCTGTTCTGTAAGACGGTGGAGACCGTGACCCAGACCATGCTGGAGGACGCCGGCCTGAAGCAGAAGGCCAAGCGCACGGTCCGGGCTGCCATGACCTGCAGCTTCGGCATCGTCAAGGTGCAGTACCAGCGCGACATCCGCACCGACCCGGTGATCAAGCAGCGCATCCAAGACGCCCAGGACAACGTGGTGCGCATCGAGGGCCTGATTGCGCAGTACGAGGACAAGACCCAGTGCGCAGACATGGAGGTCAAGAAGCGCGAGCTCGAGCAGGCTATTGCAGCGCTGGAGTCCCAGAAGGAGGTGGTCGCAGCTGAAGGTCTGGTGATGGACCGTGTTCGCACCGACCGGCTGCTGGTGGACCCGGCGATCGAGGACATCTGGGACTACTGCGAGTCCGGCTGGATGGTGGAGAAGATCCCCATGCGCAAGTCCGTCGCGGTGGGCATGTTCCCGGACCTGGCCGGCGATCCGGCGACGAACACCGCCAGCGAACTGGACAGCGCCACCACCTACAAGGTGGGCGAGGTCGACAAGGACCGCCCGTCGGCCAACCTGCAAACCACCCAGCACGATGACCCCATGGTGCAGGTCTACGAGGTGTGGAACAAGGTCGACAACACGATCTACACCCTGGTGGACGGCGTGAAGTGCAAGTTCGCCCGCAAGCCCTACCAGCCACAGTACGCCGGAGAGCGGTGGTGGCCCTACTTCATCCTGCCATTCGCCAGCACCGACGGCGAGTTCGTCTCCCAGTCGTTGGTGGATGTGCTGGAGAAGCTGCAACAGGAGCACAACGAGACGCGCGATAAGTTCGCCGAGCACCGCAAGAACATCCGCCCGCACCTGATCGTGTCGGCCGATGTGTCGGACAAGCAGATCACCAAGCGGCTGCACCCCGAAGTCGGCGAGATTGTGGCCATCGACACCGGCGGCCAGCCGATCAAGGACTTCATGGTCGAGGGCACGCAGCTCAGGATCGACCCGGCCGTCTACGACACCAGCCCCATCCAGAACGACTGGGAAACGGTCTCAGGCCTGCAGGATGCCGCGCGCTCCATCGTCACCACGCCGAAGACCGCCACCGAGGCCAGTATCAGCGACCAGAGCCTGGCTGCCCGCGTGTCCGAGTTCCGCGACCAGATCGAGGACTGGCTCACCGAGATTGCCCAGTACAGCTCGGAGCTGTGCCTGTTGGCCATGACGCCCCAGCAGGTTGAGCAGATCATGGGCGCGCCGGAGGCCGAGGGGCCAGATGATGGCGACGACTTGGACCCGATGACCGGCCTGCCACTGCCCCCGGAGAAGTCCTACACCTGGCCCGACCAGCGCACGCCCGAGACGGTTTTCAGCCTGATCCAGATGAAGATCCGCGCCGGCTCCACAGCGGCCCCGAACAAACTGGCAATGCAGGAGTCCTGGACCAAGGCGCTTCCACTGTTCCAGCAAATGATCCAGATGATCATGCAGATCGACGCTGCCGGCGGCGACAGTGACCCCTACCGCGAGCTGGTCGAGGAGACCGCCGCCAGGTTTGACGAGACGCTGGAGGTGGACCGCTTCCTACCCAAGAAGCCGCCCAAGCCAGCCCTTCCCCAGATTCCCGGCGCACAGCCGGGCATGCCCTTGCCGGGTGGCGTACCCGGTCAATCTCCTATCCCCCTGCAATAGGACACCATGAAACTGAAGCACCGCTACCAGCACCCAGAGCCCGGCGAGCCCGGCACCGGCCCGGCCACCCCCACACCAGCCGAGGCGCCCAGTGCACCACTCGCCAACCACCCTGATCCTGCGCCAGCCCAACCATCTGCCGCCGCGCCCGACGCTGCCACCATCAAGGCCGCCGACCCGGACAACGAGGCCAAGATCAGCGCGCTGCTCGACACCATCGGCAAGGATGTCGCTCCGACGCCCGAGCCCAAGGTCGAGCCCGTGGCTGCCGATCCCGCCAAGCCGGCAGTCGACCCAGCCAAACCACCAGCCGAGCCCGACCCCAAGGCACTGGACCTGACCCCACCCGAAGGCATCACCGAGCGCAGCAAGACCCGCTGGACCGCCCTGGCCGATCAGGCGCGGTTGGTGCCCGATCTGGAGAAGCGTGCCACGGAGGCCGAGACCGCATTGACCGGCGTGCGCGAGCTGGTGGCGCAATCTGGCCTGCAGCCCGACGAGTTCCAGGGCATGCTGCAGATGGGCCGCCTGTTCAAGTCGGCCGACCCGAAGGAGCTGCAGGCTGCGCTGGAGCAGCTCGACGGCCTGCGCGCTGACCTGGCCACCCGGCTGGGTGTGGATGCGCCCGGCATCGATGTGCTGGCCCAGCATCCGGATCTGAAGGCCAAGGTCGACGGCATGACGCTCTCGCGCGAGGACGCGCTGGAGATCGTGCGGCTCCGAGGCAAGGGCGCCCAGGCTGACCAGACGCAGGCCAGCCAGCAGGAGATGGCGCAGTTCCAGGCGACCGTGAAAGCCGCAGCGACCGAGATGGATGCCACGCTGGCCGCGCGCGCCGCGACACCTGGGCACCAGGCCAAGGTGGACCACATCCGCCAGTACTTCGCTGACCCGGCTAGGCTGCAGGGCTTCGTGACCACCTACCAGCCCAACCAGTGGAAGGCCGCCGTGCTGATGATGTACGACAGCTACACGCCGCCGGCAGCTGCAGCCCCAGCAGTGCCGACCACCCCGCAGCCGCTGCGCCCCGGGCATGTCGCGTCTGGCGTGCGGGTGCCCAACGGCAAGCCGATCAGCAGCACGGACGCTGTGGCGAACGCTTGGGATGCGGTTGGGCTTTGAGGTTTCCCGTTATGGCGAGGGTTTTTGCCCCTAGCCAGGGCGTACTTTGAGGAGTGATGACGATGAAGCGGACGTTCTTTGGTGGGTTGATGGCCGCCCTGGCCCTGTGTTTTGCGTTCTGCTGGCGCACCGTGGAGGATGCCGCCGTGCAGGTCGGCAAGGTCTACCGCGCCGCTAAGGCGCGCGTGGTGCGGGTGATCGACCATGGCCTGAAGCTGGCCGCCGGCCCGCTGCTGGATCTGGTGCCGCGCGCCGCATTGCACCGCGCACACGCGTTCTACCTGCGTCTGGTGAAACGCGATCGCCCGGTCATTACGGCCACTTGGCGCATGTGTCCATCGACCTGAACCGCGCTTGAGCCTGCAGGCCCGCCACCGAGCGGGCCTTTTTGCGGGCGAATCACTTTCTGGTCACACCCGCTTGACACGGCCCCAGAATCCCCCTCGCAGTTGCCAAGGTCTTGAAGTCGCAGTACCCGGGGTCGCGTCCGGGAGTTTTTGGCACCAGCAACACGCCCAGGAATTCCGCATGTACGGGGACTCGCGGCCCCCAGCGCCATGCCGGCGCAGACCACCAGGCTGATTCGTCAGGTTCGCCGCTGACAGGTCTGCACCGGCGAATGCCTCACCCACACGGCGCGGTGGACGGCGTGAAAGGTTCGACCAACTTTTCACACGGAGGCTCACATGCCCATTTCAGCAGGCGATCTGGCAACAGTCGCAACCCTCTCCATCGCGGACTATCTCCGCAACAAGCCCGTCGACCAGGTGGGCTACAACCATCCCTTCCTCGAGAAGATGATGGGCAAGCGCAAGAAGCTCAACCCGGGCCTGAATCAGAAGGTCCAGGTCCGCAAGGGCTACGGCACCAACTTCGCCTGGTCCAAGGGCGAGTCGGCCCGCACCTTCAACAAGCGCGATTCCGTCGACCAGGCCACCTACGAGTGGTACACCGGCGTCGACGGTCTCTACCTGCCGTGGGACCAGCTGTTCGCAGCCGGCGTGCACGTGGATCCGGATCCTGCCTCCAAGGGCAAGCTGGTCCCCACCGCCAACGAGCGGGCCGTGGTCACCAACATGATCAGCGAGCAGATGGAAATCCTCGAGCTGGGCTTCAAGGAAAAGCTCGACCTGGAGATCCACCGCGACGGCACCTCGGGCAGCGATGCCCTGGTGGGCCTGGACGCGCTGATCAGCCGCACCCCGACCACCGGCACCGTCGGCGGCCTGGACGCTGGCACCAAGACCTACTGGCGCAACTACTTCAGCGGCGCCGTGTCGAAGGCCAACCTGGTGCTGACGATGGAAGCCATGTGGCGCGCGTGCATGCGCAACGGCGGAACCCCGGACTTCATCATGGCCGGCTCCACCGCTGTCGACATGTACAAGACCTGCGGCACGCTGACCCAGAACGTGGAGGGCAGTCAGACCAAGATGATCGACTACGGCACGGGCAAGGGCACTCGCACCGGCCTGTACTTCAAGGGCGTCGAGATCATCTGGAACCCGGCGTTCTCCGCTCTGGACACGCTCGAGGCGCCGGCTGCTGCTGACCTGTGGGAGAAGCGGATGTACTTCATCAACACCGATCAGCTCCTGTACGAGGACGACGGCATGACGGTGTACAGCCCGGCCAGCCCGAACAACATCCGCGCCACCTACGTGGCTGTGGACGTGCGGGCCCGGCTCAAGGCGCATCGGCGCAACGCCCACGGCCTGCTCACGGTCAGCGGTTCGTAAACCAGCGCGGCGGGGCTCACGGGCCCCGCCTTTCCTTCATCCCTGCCACTGAAAGAAACCCATGAAAAAGCACCTCATCCCCCTCCTGTTTGTCGGCGTGCATCGCGACATCACCACCACCGTGCAGACGCAAGTCGCGGAGCACGAAATCCCGATCCTGCGGGTCGTGCACGGCGACGACAACGTCTACCCCGGCGAGCCCACGGGCGCGCAGACGGCAGTCGAGGCGTCGACCGAATACGACCGGCTGGTGCGCAAGTACGGCGATGACCCCGTGCGCGAGGCCTATGGCACCACGGCCAAGGGCGACATCCGCCGCGCGGTCGAGAAGGCCAGCACCGGGACGGTGGACGACGAGGGTTACGGGGTGCAACTCGAGGGGCCTGATTCCCCTTCGCCGCGGATGACCCTTGCTGCATCCGAAGCGCAGCGACCCGAGGCCAAGAAGGCCCGCCAGGCGGTCGCAGCCTGACACCCATTGAAATCTCTGGAGAATTGACATGACCATTCGCATGCTCGCATCGGTCGCAGGCTACGCCCTGGGCTCGATCGTTTCCCTCTCGCCGGTGGCCGAGGCCGCCTACGTCGCTGCCGCGCAGGCGCAGTACTACACCTTCCCCGCGGCGCCCAACACGGGCGGCAATCCGCCCGCGGCCCGCATCCTGGCCATGGGCGCCATCCCCTGCGTGCTGGCCAACAGCGGCACGGTGGCCACCAACGGCACGGTGACGCTGGGCACGGCGTTGCAGCTGACCTACCCGCAGGCCTGGCTGTATCTGCCGGCCGGTGCGGTGGTGGGCGGCTCGGCTGGCTGGTACTACACCATCTTCTCCAGCACGACCGTGGGGCAGGTGTACACCAACTACCAGGCCACCATGACCCAGCCGCTGGCGCTCGGTGCTGCTGCCACGCTGACCGCTGCCGTGGGCTCCAACTCGGGCTACACCGGCGTCACCACCACGATCCAGATGGCCGCCGCCGTGATTCCGTCCGGCCTCCTGGGCACCAACGGTGCGGTGCGCATGACTGGCTACTGGGCGCACAACAGCTCTGCCGGCGCCAAGGTGGCCGGCATCCTGTTCGGTGGCTCCACGGTGCTGACCAGCTCGCAGACCACCACCTTGGGCATCAACCTGACCAAGACGGTGCACAACCGCGCTGCCGACAAGCAGCTCATCCGGGTGGCGGTGGACAACCAGATCGCGCAGTCGGTGGCGCCCACGCTGCTGTCGATCGACACCACGGCCGAGGTCACGGCGTCTCTGACCGGCTCGGTTGCGGTGGCCACCGACACCCTGGTGCTGGAGAGCTACCTGATCGAGCTGCTGCTGCCCAACGTCAACGGCTGATCGAGAGGGTAGGGCATGGCGCACATCATCAAGGACCGCGTCCTGGAGCAGAGCACCACGGCCGGGCTGGGTGCTTTCACCCTGGCCGGGGCTGCTCTTGGGTTTCGGGCCTTCGCATCGGTGTGCTCCGTGTCCGACACGGTGTGGTACTACATCGAGGCCATCGACAGCATAGGCAAGCCATCGGGCGCCTATGAGTACGGCATCGGCACGTATTCAGGCGCCAACACCCTGACCCGCACCACGGTGCTCGGGTCTTCCAATGCGGGCTCTGCGGTCGACTTCGCTGCAGGGACCAAGCTCGTTGGGTTGGGCATCGTGGCCCCGGGCGTCGACTCGGTGAACGCGCATTGGCGCAGGGCCCTTGGTCTGCCAGCCAGTGTCAAGGACTTTGGCGCAACGGGCGACGGTTCGACCGACGACACGGCAGCGATCCAATTGGCGATTGACGAGGTTGAAGCTGCGGGTGGCGGCGATCTGCTGGTGTCAGGCGCGTTCAAGATCAGTTCCACCATCACCATTCCCGGCAAAGTGCGCCTGGTCGGATCGGGCGCTGGCCGGTGGTTTCAGCCCACGCAGGCCGCTCTGGCTGAGTTCCTGTGGTACGGCGGCGCGGCC